GCCTGGTGAATGGGTAGGCGCGCCCAGGATTGCACCGAAGGATCGGCGTCCTCTAACCGCTTGCGCCCCTCGAGGACTTCGCGCAATTCAGCGCCGGGACTGAACCCACGCATCTAGGGCCTCCGCTGCCGCTTCCCAGCCTAGCGCCACGCAAACGAACGCACCGCCTTTCTGGCACTGCTCAAGGTACGCAAGCTGCGCCGGCTGCCATGTCCCTTTGGTGTGGTCGCGCCGCTTCAACTCGCACACGAACGCAGGCCCGCCGGGGATGATAATGTCCGCCGCGCCGGGCGTCATTCCCTCCGCTTTGTGGCGCGCGGTCTGCTGGTGCCGGCGCTTGCCCTCGTTGCGTGGGTGCAGGGCAATCAAGCCATGGGTCTGCGGATACTGGCGACGCAGCCATGAGAAAAACGTGATCTGCTCGGCCGATTCCGGCGGGCAGTCGCCGCGGTAGTTGGTGTCGCCGTACACGGGGAGCCAGTGGGGGAACTTCATGCGCTATCAACCTCATCGTTAAAGTCCACCACCCTATAGAACCGCGAGTCGCGCTCCTTGTGGTACGTCACGGTCTCCGGCGGTTGCTCGCCGCCTTTCGTCGCCCGCCGCCATTTGGCGTACTCGCGCTGGGCCTTCTCCGCCTTGCTGGTGGGCGTGTACCAAACGGTGAAAGACCGGTATGGCGTGGTGAACGTGCAGCGTATTACCTCGTTGCCCGCGCGGCTCAGAGTCATGTGGTGCTGCATGTCCAGTACCTCGTCAGTCTGGACGTTATGGGGGTCTCGTTTGTACGCGGCAAACTCAGCGCGCAACTTCTCGTTGGGGTCAACCAGCTCGGCCTTGCAGGACGTGCATCGCTTTGCGGCAATGTCATTCGGCTCGCCGCACTGCAAGCAGTCTTTGCCCGTCCACCGGTAGTCGCACCGAACGTATCCCGTGCCCTCGCGCACCATCCCGTAGCACCGCCGCCCGTAGTGCGCGGGCATCGGGCCATCCTCGGTCTCAACGCGCTCGCCTGACAGGTCAACAAAATAGCCGTTGGCGTCAATCTCAAAGCCGTCCGGGTTCGGGCGCGCGCGAAAAGACTGTTGCGCTTTGCAGTGCGGGCACTCCACGTCTACCGATTCTGCCTCGCCCGACGACTGGTGCGCCTTTATCTCCGGCGCGAACAGATCGCCGTCCGGGCAGTGCCGCTCGACGTTCTCGGCGTAGTCCAGCACCAGGCAATCGTGCTTGCCATCGTCGATCCGAAGCCCGCGGCCGATCATCTGTTGCAGCAGCGACACCGATTCCGTCGCACGCAGTAGCGCCACCACGTCAATATGCGGCGCGTCAAACCCGGTGGTCAGGACGGCGACGTTGACCAGGTACTTAATCCGCTGCGCCATAAACTCGGACAGGATGCGCTTGCGCTCGCCCGCGTTTGTCTCGCCGGTCACGCAAGCGGACAGCCCCGGCGGCAGGGACGCCATCACCTCGTCAGCGTGCTGGCGCGTCGCCGCGAACAGCAGCACGCCCCGCCGGTCGGCCGAACGCGCCACCACGTCGGCAACGATCCGGCTGGTCTTTCGCCCATGCCCGTGATATGCCTGGTCAACCTCCGCTTTGCCGAACCGCCCCTGCCGGTTGGGCTGCATGTGCAGGGTGTTGTAGTGCTCGCCGTCCGTCGCGCCGATAACCGGCGGCGCCAGATACCCGGCGTCAATCAGCTCGCGCTCCTGAATGGTGTAGACCCGCGCCGTAAAATACGGATCGCGGGCCCGCATCCCGGTGGGCTTGCCGTGCTCGTCCATCGCGTAGATATAACCCTCGCCCAGCCGGTACGGGGTCGCGGACAGCCCCACCACGCGCAGGTTGGGGTTCTGCTCGCGCATAGTTTCAATGATCGAACGAATGGTAGGCGTCAACCCGTGAGCCTCGTCCACAATCACCGCGCAATAGTGGGCGCCAAACCGCCCGATTTTGTTGCGCACCGTGGTGGGCGTACCAAACACAACCGGGTGGCGCAGTGACCGCCCGCCGGCCGACGCGGAAAAGATCGAAGCCGGGTTGCCGGTCGCGACGTATTTCTGGCGGTTCTGCTGTACCAGCTCCGCGCTTGGCGCAAGGCACAAGACATGCTTGCCGTTGCTCACCGAGTGCAGCCAACCGGCCAGCGCCGCGATAACATGCGACTTGCCCGACCCAGTGGGCGCGTGGATAACGCACGGGTCAGTCGTGCGGCGCAACCATTGCTGCGCCGCGTTGACCGCCTCCTGCTGATAGGGGCGTAGGGTCATCCAAACCTCCACGACACGCTGGCCTTGCCACGGTAGGGCTCAAGATCAACGTCCGGCGCATGATCCTTAACCACCTTCGCGTAGCTCACCGCCCCGACCTTTTCCACGCGGGTCAGTTTCCGCCCGCAAACGTCGGCGTTTTGGTCGCCCGCCATCTGGATCAGCCGTTGCTTGATCTCGCCCATGCGTTCCTTTGCCTGGTCGGCGGCGTCGGCCAGCTCGTCATATTCCTTCACAAGCCGCTCGGCCTCTAGAGTGTCAATGCGCTTGCGTTTGGCCTCAAGGTGCGGCTCTGGATATTCCGCCTTGTAACGCTCCCAAAACTCGTGCAGCACCGGCAAGTACTTTTCCAACCAGGCGGGGTCGGCGTGGATGATCTCGTGGCGTGTGCCCGCTGGAGCCCATTGGAAAAAGTGGCAATGCGGCCGCCCGGTGACGTGCATCTGCACTTGCATCTGCGCGTAATAGTGCGGCTGCTCGGCCATGTCTTTGAACGGCACCGGCGCCTCGGCCTTGCGCAACCCGTACGGGCACTTGATCTCCAGTAGGCCGCCGTCGCTGGTGTACCCGTCAGGGCTGGCGCCCAGCCAATCGCTGCTAGTGACGAACTCCGCCTTTTCAACCGATAGTCCCGTCTCCATTTGGAATTCGGCCCGCGCGCCATCCTCGTGAAACTGACCATATTCGGTCGCGACGTTGCCTTTGAACTCCCGCTCCGCGCCGTGGGCGTCACGCACCATCGCGCGCATCACGTCCTCCGGGCCGCGGTTGGGGTCAATGCCAAGGATCGCCCCGACGTTTGACCCGGTCACGCGGCCAATGCGCTGCGCAAACCATTCTGCTGATCGTTGTTCTGCCATTTCCTGTTCTCCTGTTAAGAAATGGGGCGCCCCGAAGGGCGCCCGCTGTGGTTATCAGAACGGAATATCGTCATCCAGCCCGCCATCCTCCGCAGGCGCGGCCGGTTCGGCTGGTGCTGGTGCGGCTGGTGCGGCCTGACCGCCCGACTTGGGCGCCACGCGGGACACCCAGTTGCCGGTTTTCTTCTCGCCCTGCTCGGTCTCCAGCTCCCAAACCTGCAACCGCAGCACCATCGGCTTGTTCGTCAGGCACTTGGTCAGGTTCTCGTCGGTGGGCGATTCACCGCTCGCCACCAGCTTGCCGCCGGCGTTAGCGTCAATGGCCGCCAGCATCCGCTTTGCCTTGTCGGCCTTGTTGGCATCGCCGTCCATCACGCGCACCTTCTGGAACACCTTGCGGTTCTTGTAGTCCGCAGGCTTTAGCACCGTCCAGCGCAGGCTGATGAACTCGTCATCGCCCATCTTGTCCCATTTGGCCTCGTCGCACACGGCCAGAACGTCGGTGTTGGCGGGGATGGGCTCAATGTTGCCACCGCCGGTCTCGAACTCGCCGGTCGTGTCCACGTTGGCGCCGTCTGAAAGATTCCAAAAGCTCATTGTCTGCTCCTGTTTTGGTTAAAGGCTGGGAACGTAGTCCGTGAGCGGGTTGGCGCCCTCGGCTACTTCCAGGTCATCGGTGATGTGGTATCTGTTTTTCGACACGTTGCTGGCCGTTGTGTAGGTGGTCAGGATTCGCGTGCCGTCGGACACCGCTTTCTTGCGCTCCCCGTCGCCCATCGTGTGGGTCTCGAGCTTCAAGTACCCGACCAGATCCACGTCATCCGTGTACGGCGCGACCGACCGCTTGCCGAGCCGCAGGTCGTACCGGGTGTAGGGGTCTTGATCCGGCGGCTCAACCGTCACCGTGTCGGCATGGGCGATGAACACGACGTGCATCCCGCGCTTGGCGTTGAGGATGCCGGCTGCCTTGCGCACCCGCTGGTGCATGGCCGACACCGCAGCCAGTCCCGCCCCGTATCCACCGAGCGCCTGGTTGATGGACTTCGGCTTTTTGGGGTCGTTGTCGATGACGTACTGAATGAACATGCGCTCAAGAGCGGTCACTGAATCAATGACCAGCGTCTTGTATTCATGATCCTCGTTCACCAGCGCGGTCAACTGCTCCCACAGATCATCCGGCCCGGCCAGCATGGGCAGGGCGTCGGGGCGCTCGTCGGCAGGAATGGACTGCATACCGTCCTCGCTGCGGATGAACACCGCGTCGGGGAAGGTAGCCGCGAGGCGGGTTTTGCCGATACCGGCATCGCCCGTGATGGTCGCGATCAGCGGCCGGTCAGCTGGCTTGCTCGCCATAGAGAGTACGGACATGGCTTGTCTCCTGTTTGTACTCATTGAGTTACCCGGTTCGCCCGGGGCTTGTCCCAACCAATCGGGACAGTTGAGAGACTACGCCCCTTGCTCGGGGCTGTCAATCATTTATCGGTCGCAAAATACTTCATCGTTGTCTTGCCCCGCCCGGCCGGGATTTCCTCGGCGCGCAGGTGGCCGGCCTGTACCGGCTTGTCCAGGCACTTCTCCACGTCCTCGCGGCGATACTTGCGCAGGCGGTTGCGAATGCGCCCGGCCGTCTCGCCGTGCTCGCTCGTCACCGTGGACATGATCGCCGACGCCATCGCGTCCACCTTGTCTACGGCGGAGTTGGAATGCGCGAGCTTCATCTTCTCGTCAATATCCCGCTTCACCAGTGCATACGCCCAGCGGACGTGCTCAACGGTGCGCAGGCCTTCGGGGATTGCAAGGATCATGGACACCTTCGCCACCTGCTCATACCCGCGCCGCGGGATAGGCGTCAGCCCGGTGGCGTTTTTGGCATCCTCGGCCATCGCCCAAAAGGACTCCTCCACCTCGTCCAGCATCGCCTCAGCGTCCGGCCGCGTCGGGATCTCCACCACCTCGCCGATCCGCTCAACGCGTGAACCCTGCATGTCAAACCGCCCTGGCGCATACAGGTTTTGCAGCGTTGCCGCCATGTCATCCGGCACGTCGCCGCGCAGTACCTCGCCGCGCTTTTTGGATCGCGGGTTGTCCTCGCGCTCGCGGAAGATCAGCGCCCGGCCAAGGAAGCCGTTCACCGCCATGTCAAAGTCCATGATGGCGTCGAACCGTTCGGGCGTCGTCAACCCAAAAATCCCCAGATACGGGTGCTCAATCCCCTGGTCGATGGTGTCCAGTTGCCGCGTGATCCGCGCCAGTGAGTGCTGGTCGGCCTCGTTCTCCCCGCGCTCGTCCATGCGCTTGTTAACCGCTGCGACCTCCTGTTGCAACTGCTTGCGGATATCCTCTTGCAGATCGCCGGTCACAAGCGCGTAGCTGTTCGCCTTGGAGTACAGCGACATCACCGT